TAATACCACATGCGTCGCCTATGATGATGACGATGAGGTTATAGGCCCTGACCCTTTTGACCCGGTTGGCCCCATTGTTCCATGCGAGACATACGCAGTAGCGTTCGCAAAAACCCGAGCGAATTTCCCCGACTGGATTTTATTCAAGCGCGGAGAAACCTTTGTGCAGGATATTGGTTCTTCAATTCGCAACGGGCGCGGTTTAACTGAGCCTTTTCTCCTGGGGGCATACGGCTCATCTGGACTATCTCCAGTTATCGAAACCGGAGCCTCAAGTGGGCATACAGCAATACAAAAATGTTGTAGCAACACTCAGTTCTGGGCTGTTTTCGGGTTGTCTTTCTATGCCCCCGCACGTGATCCAGACTCCCCATCGTATGTGAATGAGGATAATGATAGCAACGGGGTAAGTATTTTTGTAGGAGGTGCTTCAACAGGTGGCGGAATATTGATTGAGGGGTGCAGGTTTAGATTTTTTTCCAACAACACCATTCAGGCTGATACAGGAGGAATCCTGACCGGTGTGACCGTTAGGAGGTCAGTATTTCTCGATAACTACAGGGATGGCCAACACGCTCAAGGGTTGTATTTATATAACATTTCTGCGGAAATTGAGGAAAATGTTTTTGATCACAACGGCTGGTACACAGCCGCTCCTGGGACCCCCGGCACAGCCACGGTATACAATCATAATCTATACACCGCCAGTATGTACGATTCAGTTTTTAGTGGAAACATATCGTCGCGACCATCATCCATCCATCACAAATTTTCCGAGAACAACGAGGGGTTATCCTCGCATGATGTAACAGTCGAAAACAATTTATATGTGTACGGAAAGGTCGGACTCTCTATAGGGGGTAATGTTTTTGATGATTTACGGTTTGTAAATTTTGTGCTGAAAAATAACGTGATAACCGAACTCGGCGGGTCCGACTCGACGGGGCAGGATATCGCGTGGGGAATAGACGTGTTTGATTGGGATGGTGGGGAAATAACAGGAAATTTAATGTTGAAAAACTCAGACCCAATTATCACCGACGCCTCTTTTATTACGCTCAACGGCGTGAGTAGAGATGTAAATATTTTGAATAACATTGTTTATGGCGTAGTATATTCTAACGGATTAGAAATTAAAGAAACCAGCGTTACAGATAATACCCAATTTGCAGACAATATTTTATATACAGAAAACAACGCCGGATATCTGATACAGTCTGATAGGTCGCCAGCCGGGATTGAGTTCAGCTGGAATAAATATTACAGTAATCGTGCCGAAAATTCCCTATTTCAGTTATCTGGCGTTGGTGTAAGTTTTGAGACGTGGCAGGCTACGACTGGAGACACCTCTGTTCACGGTCCTACCGGGTTTTTCGACGTCACCAGGTCGATAGAGACATACATGGACAGTATAGGGCAATCTGCTACGATTACTGATTTTATTAATATGGCTAGAGCACAGGACAGATTTTCCTGGGACCAGGAAATTATGGCAGGACCAGTAAATGACTGGATCAGGGAAGGATATTTCGGACCACAACGCTATGGCAACCTCCGCACATCAGGTGCACTCCGCAGTATTCCAGGCAACGGCCGGATACGTGATTGATAAGAAATTACTATCAGTCAAAAATTATACTAAATTTATTTGATAGGCTTATGACCGTAAATACCTACTTCATAGTCAATTCGATTGACCCGACTAAAACAATCACAATACGTAATCGTTTTGTCGCCGAAGTACGTTCGCGTTTCGGTCGCCTTATGGCGGATATAAAGGAAGCGGTTATTGAACTTGATGTATTGGCATTGTCGCAAGAACAACAGCGGCTTTCTCTTAATGCCTCCGGGCTTTCAACGAAGCAATTTGATTTTCCCCGAAGCGACCAGAAGATTGAAGCATTCGTTAAATGGTTGCGGGGAAAATCTGAAGAATATTTGTTATCCAGCAGGAGAAAAAGGACCGGAATCAATATCACTTTCGATAATCTTCTTACCAATCCAACCGAAGCCAGAGACTCTTGGATATCAACTTTCATTGATTCAGCATACCAGCGGGGTATCCGCAGGGCGCGGCAGGAATTGAAATGTAAGGGGATCGAGATAGATGATGGAAGTGAAGGGCTGGAAACCGATCCAATCCAAGTCTCTTTCAATGGTCCAGTCCATGTTGATCGTGTCGGATTGATTTATACCAGGGCCTATACTTCATTGAAAAGTATTACGGCCGAAATGGAGAGTACGGTTTCTGATGTATTGGCCATGGGGATTGCTGACGGGAAGGGGCCGAGGGAGATAGCCCGCTTATTAGATAAAGCAATAACCGGAGATGGAGCCAGCCTTGAGATAATTGATTCCCTTGGGAGGAAGATCCCGGCCAGGAGAAGGGCGGAAATACTTGCCAGGACTGAAGTCATTCGGGCGCATCACTCGGCCAATATCGGGGAGTATAAAGCGGCTGGCCTTATGGGTATCCAGATTCAAGCCGAACATTTAACTGCCGGTGATGATCGGGTTTGTTCAATTTGCGCCCCATTGAACGGAAAGAGATACAGCATCGAAGAGGCTGAATATATAATCCCGGTTCATCCACAATGTCGTTGTGTGGCTTTGCCGTATATACCTGAAGATTAAGAGGAGAAAAATCCAATGACCAAAGAAAGACAGATGATGCTCGCCAAGGCGGTCGCAAACACCTTGAAGCAACAGACCCTTCGCAAGCAGATAGTCGGCAATATTGAATACCAGATTTACCCTTGTGTGATGTTGGTTGAAGGGGTTCATCACGGTATTGGTTCAGACCCGGTTTATTATAATCAAGCAGTACTGGAAAGATCCGCTGCTGCTTGGAATAATATGCCAGTCACCGTCGGTCATCCGGTTCTTTCTGATGGGACGCATGTTCTCTGCAATCACGACGGAACTATCCGTCAGCAATTCCAGATTGGTCATATAGCCAATGTCAGGTTTGAGGATGGAAAGCTGAAGGCCGATATCTGGATTAATACTTCCAGGGCTTCTTCTATTTCTCCAGCCCTGCTCCAATTCATCGAGAATGGGGGAAATCTTGAGGTATCCACCGGCATGATGGCCCTTGATGATGGAACGGCCGGCATTTGGAATAACGAAGAGTTTTCCGCAAGTATAATCGATATGATGCCGGATCATCTGGCCCTACTGCCCAATTCGACTGGGGCATGTTCCTGGAATGATGGTTGCGGGGTTCGTTTTAATACCGCCGTGAAGAATAAAGAATCGCATATCATCCTCATCAATAGCCTCGATCTTATGGCATTGCAGGAGAGAATACGGATTTATATTGACTCCATGGACGTATACGATCGGAACACTGATCAGTCAATAATTATTAATTTCACCCGGGCTATTTACTCGGATCATTTTATTTACAAACAAAGAGTTCGAAGACCGAACCAACCAGAAATTGAAGTTCTATTGAAACAGGAATATGCCGTCGATGACAATGGCGAATTGAGTTTTCCAACTCCGGCCGCAGAGGTCGTTGAGGAAATTACCTATAAACCAAAAGCCAATGAGGGCGCAGTACAACTTGCCAATACCAACACCCTAAAGGAGGGAACAATGGCAGAGACAAAAGGAAAGAAATGCTGTGAGGCAAAAATTAACGCCCTCATCGCAAACGACAAGAATGCTTTCGCGGAGACTGATCGCGAATGGTTGACCAGCCTGAATGATGCGCAGATTGAAAAACTGATCTCCAATGATGAGGTGGCGACGGAGCCTGTGAAAACGGAAGCTCCAGTAGCCGCTCCCGCCGCACCGGTTGATCTGACCGGATTCTTGAATTCGGCACCCCCTGAGATCCGGGCCGTCTTGAATTCTGGCCTGCGGGAACTCGACAATAAGAGGGCGAACCTGATCACCCGCATTATTGCCAATGAACAGAATACCTTCAAGGAAGATGCCCTGAAAGGAATGGATGTTTCCATGTTGGAATCCATCGCTGCCTTGATCCCGGTCAAGCCTACATCTCGGCCGAATTTTTCTGGCCGCAGCCCCGGCGAGACGATAGTCAATGAGGGTGAAGGCCCCGGCGAAGAGGCCTATGTTCCTCGGACTCTTGAGGATATTTTCGCCACGAAGCAGTAAACGACTCGGTCTGACTACGGCCCGATTTAAACAAAAATCCCTTTTGAAAGGAGCAATAAAATGGCTGAT